CGGTTCTCTACTTAGGTGTAACAATGGCAGCCAGCAACGAAGCGCAGTCCGAAGCGGAACAGAGCGAAACCAACAACGACGACGAGATGTTTGCGGCGGCGACGGACGCGAGCGGCCTCCAGCAGGTGGCGGAGATGGACATTTACGAGACGGAGCAGGGCAGTCCTGCCGAGGTAGTGTTCGACTCCGTTCACTCCGGCACCGAGAGCGCGTGGGAGGGCAAAATCGAGAGCCTGAACGCGGGCGATGGGCGTCTGGTGGTCCAGGGCCGACACCGAGGCGAGGACGTGGAGCGCACGGTTAAGAGCGTGGCCGAGGACGGCGAGGACGTGACGCGAGTGTTCGCTACGCACGGCAACGAGGTCCTGATGGGCGACCTGGTGGAAGTGCGACTCCAGCGCCCGGAGGACGTGAAGGAGAGCATCGAGCAGGCCGTCGAGGAGCAGGCAGAGAGCGAGGGCGTGGACGAGGAGGACCTGCGAGCGCAGTACGAGGACGACGAGGGCAACCTGGACCGGGACGCCCTGAGCGAGCGCCTGTCCGGGGAAGTCTCCCCTGTCGGAAAGAGCAACGAGGACCTGTTCGCGGAAGTCCTGACCCTGGAGCAGGAGGACAGCGAGTAGGGACGCCGACGCAGACGCGAGCAGAGCGAGACGCCTACCCCTGACCCTTTCTCCGAGCGCCTGTCCACCAGAGAGCGGGACGCAACGACAGGCGCAAAACCCACCCGAGACAGGCGCACCTTTGCGCCGGAGCCACGCCCGCACGCGAGCCGCCTGCCGAATCCCGTAGCCTCCAGTCCCCTGCGGGCAAACTTCTTGTCGCTGGCCTCCAGACAGTACGGTACGCAAAGGACGCAAATATGGGCTACAAAGACACACCAATCCCGGAGAGCAGGGACCCGGAGGACTACACGTATCAGGAGCGCAGGGCCGAGATACTCCATGCGGCGCTGAAGATGGGACACCCAGACAAGATAAGCAGGACTCGCTTCGCAGAGCGGTACGACGTAGCGCCCTCGACCATCACCCGAGACATAGACGCCATCCGCGAGGAGATTCACGAGGACCTGTCGGTGGACGCAGACTCCGTGAGCGCCATCGTCTACCGGAAGGCCATCCGTGCGAAGGTGGACGAGGGGGACTGGGAGGGCGCCGTTCGCATCCTGGAGTCGTGGAACGAGTGGCTGTTCGACCGCGGCATCCAGGACAAAGAGGCAGACAAACTGGACGTGGACCTGGACGCGAGCGTGGAGAAAGACGAGCGGAAGGCCCTCGTCGGCGTAGACCTGCGGCAGTTCGCAGGCGTGAACCCCGACCAGATGGTAGGGCTGGACCTGGGCGACGAGTTCGCAGACGAGGAGGTAGAGCAGTTGGAGGACGCCGCTGACATCCCGCTCACGAACGGGCAGGGGGAGGACGAGGATGAGTGAGGCGTTCATCTGCGATTTCTGCGCAGAGGGGGAGCAGTACCACGAGGGAGAGGCCGCCGAATCCCTGTTCATCAAGCGGCACATCGACCGGCAGGGGACGGACGTGATACACGTCGCTGACCTCTGCGAGGGCCACGCAGAGCAGGTCGTCCCTGAGAAGTACCGATGACGGGGGACTTCACACCTATCCAGGTCCACGAGGCCCTGGACGTTCGGGGACTGCTGGAGGACGCACACGGCCCTGGGTGCTACGCCCTGCGTCTCGACGTGCCTGCCTCGGCGGAGGAAGCCCACAGGAGGTGGCTGTCGCACTACGATGCCGTCCCCGAGGGAGACGCCCTGACAGAGATGGCGGCGGCGGAGCGCGTGGCCTACGTGGGCGCATCGGGAGACGTGTACGACCGGCTCCAGGACCACGCAGAGGCAGAGGTACGGAAGGCAGGCGTCCTCGGTCCCTTCCCGCCGCAGGAGGTCATCACCGTCGTCCCTACTGACACGCCGTTCGAGGACGAGTTTCGGACTGCTCGCCTGCTCCGCGACTCCGGCCCTGGCTGGCTCTGCTGGGTCAACGGGGAGGTGGTCTGAGATGGCGCGGGTAGCCGAGACGCACGAGAGCCGAGAGGACGCCGCTATCGCACGGGAGCGCCGTCGCTACGTGGAGGGGGAGCAGGACCTTGACACGTTCGAGGACCGTGTGGAGGCTATCCTGCGCGACGGAGAGCAGGGGCAGAGGGAGGACGCGAGGGCGGTGCCCGTGTTCGAGGGTCAGGAGGTGCTACGGTAGATGGCTGGCCCTGCTCGGTCCCTCTCGGTGGGCGACTCCTGCCCGGACTGCGGTAGGGCCATCACCGAAACGACCTGCGGAGGACTGCTCGCCTACTGCTGGTGGTGCGAGGACAGAGCCGCAGGGCAGGAGGTGAGCGCGTGATGGCCCGAGCGTCCCCCGCAGGACAGGACGACGACGGCCCGGAGCCACCCGAGGTTCACTCGTTCCTGCTCCAGAGCCAGGACGCTCGGATAGACCCGGTGGATGTGATGCGCGACCTCCGCGAGGGCATCGCGCAACTCCCGCCGACAGCCACCACCTTCAAGCCTAAGAATTACGTCGAGCATCCGACTGCCGTAGCCGACGATATGCTCGTGATGCTGGGGTCCTGGCCTGTCCCGGACGTGTATCCAGCCGCAGGGGGCAACGGCAGGAAGTGGGTCAATCCAGAGAGCGAGGACGCCTACCTCTACTCGGATGTCGTGACCAGGTGCGAGTGCGGCGCGATAATGGTGCGCGAGGAGCGGATACACGGGGAGACTGTCGGCACGTCCGAACACGAGCATACGGACGCCTGCCGCAAACAATGGCGGCTCAGGGCCAGGGCGCGGCTGGCCGAGAAGCGCCGCGAGATACTGCTGGAGGGCTACTGGCTCCGCCGGTCGGGAGCGCAGATGGGTCCACGGCTCGGCTTACAGGGCAGGGACTCGGTAGGCCCCATCGCCGGAGCAGTAGGTGTGGCCGCAGAGCAGGAGCGCCAGCGAGGGGAGCGCATCGCCGCCCGGACGATGGCCCGCCTGCTGGAACGGTACTCCCCGAGGGTCCTGGGCGAGGTGTACGGCCTCAGCGGAGAGGGCGTTCGCTCGAAGGTGCGCAGGCAACTGGGCGTGGACCCATCCGAGTTGTACGAGCGGCGGAAACGCTTAGGCGACGGAGCCGGAGGTGAGTAGTATGGACCTATCGCTGGGAGACAGGATTGACACGGTGTGCGCCTGCGGAGGGGACGCCGAGGGCTACGTGTTCGGGCCAGATGGAGCGCGGCGCTACGTCTGCTCGGACTGCGCCGAGGACCTGCTTCGGACAGGCGAGGCTCGCTTCCTCTCGGAGTTGGCAGACCACCCGAGAGGGCGTCGGTGCCGCAGGTGCGAGCGGCTGACCCTGCTGGAGGGGCTGGACGTGCGAGGCGTCTGCGCAGACTGCCAGGGAGAACGGGCAGAGCAGGAGAACCAGCAGGTCGTAGACGCCATCGCGCAGGACCAGGCGGAGCAGGCCGCAGGAGACGCAGGCTCCGCGTCCGAGCAGGAGCAGGGGGCAGGAGACGGGGACCCGTAGGATGAGCGCAGAGCCTACGTCTCCGGCGGAGGCAGTAGGCGACTCCGGCACCACCTTCTGGGGCTTCAAGCCGCTGGCGTGGCAGAGGGACTTCATCCACGACCAGGGGGACGAGGTGCTGGGGAGCGGGGCGTTCGGGGCAGGGAAAACGAGGGCGCTGGGCGAGAAAGCGTACCTCAACCTCACTCTCTACCCCGGCAACCGTGGCCTACTCGCTCGCAAAACCTTCTCGTCCATCACCAACACCACGCTCAAGGTCCTGCTGGACGAGGTGATTCCGCAGGCGCACATCGTCGCGCACAACCAGGGCCGCCACGTCATCTACGTCCAGTCTCCGTTCTACCCGACCATCTACTGCCGGGACTGCGACTGGCGCTCCACGCGGATACTCCCTCTCAACAAGCGCGAACGTCTCAGGAACGAGTCTCGGTGGGGTTGCCCCGACTGCGGGAGTGACCACGTAGAGTTCACGCCGCCGAGCGAACTCTACTACGAGGGGCTGAACACGGGGAGCAGGCCAGGCGAGATGCCGGAGAAAATCGCAGGGATGAACCTCGGCTTCGTGGGCGTGGACGAGGGTATCGAAGTCACCGAGAAGGACTGGGAAATGCTCCAGGGCCGTCTCCGCCTGAGGCAGTTGAACAACCCGTGGGTGAGCGAACTGCCTACCCGACAGATATTCTCGGCTACGAACCCTGCTGGCCCGAACCATTGGATGTATCGGCGCTTCTACGAGCAGGGCGTCGGGAGCGTCTACGAGGGGAGCGCAGAGGATAACGTCCACAACCCCGACGACTACCTGCCGCGCCTGCGTGCCCAATTCTCCGGCGCAGACGCCGACAGGTACATCGGGGGAGACTGGGTGGGCTACACCGGCCTCGTCTACGGGGAGTTCACCGACGCCATCCACGTCCTCAACCCACTCGAAATCACCGAGACGTTGGGGGACGGCTGGACGGTCCCTGATGCGCAGAGGGCGAAGATGGAGGCGATGCTGGACAAGCGCAGTACGCCCGTAGGCGACCCTGCCACGCCCGGCGAGCACGTCCCGGCGAGGGTCTACCCACCGGAGGACGTGCCGATAGTGATGGCCGTAGACTGGGGGTATCGCCCGGACCCGCTGGTGATTCAATGGTGGGCCAGGACGCCCACGCACGGCTACGTCCTCTACCGCGAGTGGTTCAAGACCCGCACCCTGCCGGACGACGCCGCAGAGGAAGCCATCGGCTGGATGGAGGAATACGAGGCCGAGAACGTGAAGGCGGTCTACGCCGACCACGACACGGGCGACCGGGCAGACTGGCAGGAGGGGATTCGCCGGGCGGTGAAGGAGCAGGACTGGGACGTGAACTGGGCGCGGCTCCGCACGACGAAGGCGAAGAAGGACAGGCAGGACGGTCTCAAGACAGTCCGGCGGCTCCTGCGTCCCGACTCCAACGACAGGGCCGAGATGTATTTCGTCCGTGGAGCGCGAGTCCACCAGATAGACGGCGACCTCCACGCAGACGACCGCCCAGGGTGTACGCTGGCCGAGATGCGAGGCTACTCCTGGAAGGACGACGAGAGCGAGGACCCGCAGGACGACGACGACCACGGGATGGACACGATGCGGTATATGGCCCACTCCAACAAGCGGGCAGGGAGCGTCAGCGGGCCGATGGTGAAACGCTCCTGAGCCTTTGCGCCCGTTGCGTGTCACCGTCAGTAAGGTCTTTCACCCCTGGACGAGACGATACTGACAATTGATGGCCTCCTGGAATCCGACCACCTGGTTCGACTCCGGTGAAACAGACGGGGACAGCGGGAGCAGAGAGCGCAGAGAGACACGGAAGGACCAGGCAGGGGGCAGAGGGCGTGACTACGTGGAAGGCCACGAGCCGCCCGCTAACGAGTGGGAGTTCGGCACCGTCAAAAAGCAACGGAGCCGCGCCCGTAAGCAGGAGGTAGACCGCCGGACGACCCTGCCACCCGAACTCCAGCGGAACGTACGGAACCGGGAGGGCGTGATGAAGCCCTACGACCCGCTCTTTCTCAAGGAGTTGGCAGGCAACTGGGTCGCCCAGGCGTACATAGACACGATGGCGCAGGACCTCGCTACTGCGCCGTGGAAGGTAACGGAGCGAGACGAGGAGACGGACGTGGGAGACACCGAGAAGGCCGAGGCCGAGCGCCTGCTGGAAGCCCTCCACCCGGAAAAGTCGCTTCGGGACCTGCTGGAGATGACGGCGCGAAACACGCTGAAACTCGGGGACGGCGCGTGGGTGAAGCACTACGACACCTCGGGGCAACTCCGCGAGGCTATCCCGGTGGACTCCGCTCGGATGTTCAAGCGCGTGGACACCCACGGCCTGACCGAGGGCTACCTCCAGGCGTCGTTCTCCGAGCGGGCAGTCGAGGCAGAGTTTTCGCTGGGGGAAATCGTCTGGTTCGAGTGGTCCAGCCGAGAGGACCACGTGTATGGCTTCGGACCCGTCGAGAAGGGCGCAGACGTTATCGAGGTGCTTGAGGAGTTGGGCGAGAAGGAGTTGAAGGACCTCGCGGAGGGTATGCCGCCGGGCATCGTCTCCGTGAAGGAGGACGAGGACACTCCGATGGCGGTAGACGCCTACGAGAAGGTGAAGGATAACTGGGACCTGCGCGAGGGAGAGCGCCACCGCGCCATCGTAAGTATGGGAGACTGGGAGTTTACGCCGCTCCAGCCGGGCTACCAGGAGTTACAGTTTATGGAGCGGAATAAGATGTGGATTCAGTCCCTCGGTGCCACGTTCAAGGTAAACGCTCCGTATGCTGGCTTCGACTTCCAGGAGGGGAATATGGCCCAGAACCGAGCGCAGAGCGAGGCGTACAAACAGCGGGGCTTCGCTGTCCTCCTGCGCCAGGTCCAGGAAGCCATCAACCAGCAACTCGTCTGGGAGGACATCAGCGAGGACCTAAAATTCGAGTTCCAGGACCTTCAGACGGTAGACGAAAAGGAGACTCACGCCCAGTTCCAGCAGGAGTTGGCCGCCGCCGCAAAGGAGTGGGATAACCTCGGCCTTGACGTGGAGTTGCGCGACGAGCAGATTGAGGTAGAGGACGGTCTCGTAGACGCTCCCGAGGACGAGGGCGGAGGGCCGTTCGGTGGGGCGCAGTTTTCCATCGAGGAGAGCGAGATAGCCTCGGCGTCGGGCGTCCCGCAGAGCCAACTGGAGCAGAGCGCGAAGTCCCTCCAGAAGGCCATCGCCCTCCAGTCGGAGACAGGCGCGAGCGCAGTCCCGGACACCCCAGAGGGGATGGAGGACTGGCACGAACTCCTGGAGAGCATCGCCAAACTCGGCGGGATGGTCGAGAACCGGGAGAGCGGGCAGGTGTGGCCTGCGGAGGACGGCGGGTGTCTGATGCCGCCTGCCGACGCCCTGCTGGTCCACGGCGTGAACGCCCAGATAGTGGAGGGACTGCTGGAGGACCTGGACCTCAACTTCGCAGTCACGGCCACGGTGCAGGACAGGACCGAGGCAGGAAAGCAGGGCCTCACGAAGGACGAGGTGCTGAAACTGGACGACGCCCTGCTCGCGGCGCACCAGGAGCAGATTCAGCCGGAGGACCTGTCGGCCATCGAAAAGCGCACCTGGACAGACAGCGAGGCAGTCCCCGACTACGTGAAGGAGCGCATCGGGGACGCGATAGACGCCGGGGCCGTGTTCGAGGACATAGAATCGGTGCCGAGCAGGACGGTGGAGGCTCTCAAGGACCTGCTCCGCGAGAACCTCACCCAGCCGCAGGGGTGGAGCCTGGATAGCGTCGTGGACGATATGCGCGACCGCTGGCCGGGCGTCTCCCAGGACAAACTGGAGACGGTGGCACGCACGGAGACGGCGAGCGTCCTCAACGAGGCGCGAGAGCAGGGCTACGAGGACCTGCCCTCAGCCGAGGACGAGCCGCGCTTCTACTGGCAGGGACCATCGGACAGCCGGACCACCGACGCCTGCGAGGAGTTGAAGGACCGGACGAACCCCGACTACGGCGGCGACCCGGTGCCGATGGACGAACTGAAATCGCTCCAGGAGGACGTACACGACGACCACTTCCCCTCCCTCGATTTCAGGGAGCATAACATCCATCCGAACGAGCGCCACACCTTCATCCGCGCCGTGGGGGTGGACGTATGACCCCTGGACCCGACGCTCCGAGCGAGGAGGACACCGGGCGCGACGGCTTCCTCTCCTACGCCGCCGAGTGGCACTCGCTGGCCCACGGCATCTACGCAGGGATGAAGGACTGGAAGCCGTCCCCCGGCGGCCCGCCTGACATCCCAGGCGTTCAGAAAGAGCCGCACTACTACAAAGGGGGGTTCGTCATCGGGACGCTCATCCAACTGCTGGTGGTCCTCCTGTTCATCCTATTCCAGTTCGGTGTCCTCTGATGCCGGGCCGCAACCTCCCCGAGAATATCGAGACTGCCCTGCGCGTCAGCGGGGACCTATCCGGCTCGCTCGGCTTCCCGGTCGTCCGGGACTACCCGACGGTCCTGTTCGCCCGGACGCGGAGCGGGACCAACGATACCGTGGACGTAATCGCCAAACTCAGCGAGGTAGCATAATGACAGACCGCATCACGAAGGAGCAGTACCAGGGCATCGTGAAGGAGATGGCAGAGGACGGCGGGCGCACGAAGCGCCAGCGGGAGGTAGAGTCGGCCTTCGGGCAGTCCCTCCCGGCAGTCCTGCGCGAACTGCGCGAGTCCTGCTCGTCCAAGAGCGAAATCCAGCGGCGCATCAACTCCACGCTGGAGTCCAACGGCATCGAGGAAAAGGTGAGCCGGGGGACGCTCTACAACTGGCTCGACCAGATAGACACGGAGGGCTGAGCGCGGCGCAGTCCCGTAGAGCCGTTCTACGGGCGGCGCAGGAGGGCCGATATTTGCGCAGAGCAGACGGAATCAGGCGCAGAGCGGCGCGAACCAAAACCACACAATCCGTTCGTTCGGCTCGTAGGCTGGCTCTACGGCCCCAGAACCCGCAAGTTTGCTTCGCCCCAACATTGAAGGTAATCATGGCAGTCTGTTAGGGTGTAGAAGAACGATGACCGGAGCAAACACGTACACCGAAGTCAGCGCACGAGAGATGGAAAGTTTCCTGAAGGCCACGGGCGACTACGAGGAGGTCAACCAGCGCAACGTGAAGGAGCGCGTTTTCGACCTGCCGACCGACCACGAGGACCTCACGGTGCGGGTCTACTCCACCCTCGACAAGAGGAAGGCGAACGGCGGCGCACGGGACTGCGGGCGAGACGCTATCCGCACGGTCCTCTGGAGCCACACCGCCGAGAAGCCTGTCGATGGCCGCCCGCACACGAAGCGCATCCAGACGTGGCGTAAGAACCTGCGCCGGAAGATGGACGAACTGTTCGCAGAGGCCGCAGAGCGGGCGCAGGAGGACGAGCAGGCAGAGGACGAGGCAGGGGACGTGGCGCGTGACCTCCCGCACGCAGAGGGCGCAGACGGCGAGATAGTGGCCGAGGGCGTGACCGACACCGAGTACGGTAAGAAGGTCCTGCTGGACAGCCCGTACGAGGCGAAGGACGACATCAAGAGCCTGGACTGGGAGCGCACCCACCGAGCCTGGGACGGCGACGAGTCCTGCTGGGCTGTGGACGCAGACGCCCTGGCCTACGTGCGAGACCACCTCGCAGAGCAGGGCTGGACGCTCTGCCGCCCGCCGGAGACGGACGACTCCCTGGACCTGCGCTCTGCGCTCTCCGGCTACACGCAGGGGGACCGAGTAGTGGTCCACTACTACGGGAAAAACAACGGCAACGAACTGACGAAGGAGGGCGCAGTCGAGCGGGTCCGTGAGGACAAGATGACCTTCCAGCGAGACGACGGCCAGCGGATGTTCGTCCAGCCGGACGACCGAGGGGACGCGAGCCTCTGGACGGCTGGGAGCCACGCACCCTACGTGGGCGAGGTCTACGACATCGAGTAGGCAGAGCAGACGGTACGACAGCGACTCCTTTTGCGGCCCGCAACCTCTTTACTACACGCGACAGTACCTACTCTCGTCCGGCGAACCCCAGCACGTCGGACGGTCGTTGGCCCGACCTCGGCCCTGCGGGGGCTTTTCTCCCCCGTAGTGTCCCACGCTACCCCCGCCATCCCCCTTTCCACGCTCTCTCCGTCCGTAGTTGCGGCGCTCTGCGCAACTCTGCGCAACTCAGGGGTAGGCATCGTCAGTTGGATTGTCAGTCCAGAGCCGCTGGAGAGCGGCTGACAGCGGATTACATCTATATCATCCCAGGGCAAACAGCGAAGCGTGACGCTCCAGGACGCCGAACAGGTAAGTAAGCCCGTTGGTCCTTTCGAGGACCACGACGCCTGTGTGCGTCACTTCGAGGACGACCCCGACGTAGATGACCCCAACGCCCTCTGCGGGTGGATGGAGGAAAACAGCGACCTGGCCTCGGACTTCGACCCAGATGGCAACCGTTCCATCGTCGAGTTCGTCCAGGAGTTGAAGGACCCCAGCGCCGATAACGTGCTGACGGACCTGGAAGTCACCTACGTCTCGGGTGTCGAGAATCCGGCCCAGGACAGCCAATGGGTGTTTGCGAAGGACGCAGACAGCCAGGACGCCGACTGGGGCGTGACCTCGCCCCTCCTGCTCCACAGGGAGACGCAGACCATCAAGCAGGGTGGAGAGCGTACACCTGTCTGGGCAGAGGAAGGCGAGAGCGAGGAGAAAGACCACGAGCAGAAAGCGTGGGCACCCGTGCTTATCCCGAACGAGACGGACAAGCAGGGTGACGTGATTCCCGTTCAGGAGATAGAACGGGCCGCGCACAACTTCCTCGCACACTACCGGAAAATCGACACCGACCACGACCTGTTTGAGGGCAAAGGGACGCCCATCGAGTCGTGGACGCTCAAGGAGACGCAGACGTTCACCCTCCCGGACGGCACCGAGTCGCGGGAGTACCCAGCAGGCACCTGGATGCTCGGCGTCCAGTTCAACGACGAGTCGTGGGAGCGGATTCTCAACGGCGAACTCCAGGGCTTCTCCATCTACGGGGAGGCCAGCCCGCTGGACATCGACGACCTCCTGAGCGGCGAAGTGGCGCAGGATAACGCGGCGTCTGCGCAGGCGAGCGTTTCAACTGCGCAGGCGACCGCGAAAGACGCAGACGGGACAGAGCAAACTATGACCGAAGAACTCAACGACAACGACGATACGGAAAAGCAGTTTCCGACCGAAGCCGTCGGTATGCTCGCGGGTTCCATCGAGTCGTTCATCGCTTCCGAGGACGCCGACATCGGGGCTTCGCTGGAGGACTACCTCCAATGGGGCCTGGACTCCGGCGAGTTCGGTGTCGATTCCCTCACCGTCGCAGGTGAGGAGATGACCGCCGAAGGAGACGGCGGAAGCAAGGACGGCAACGAGGAACAACAGATGAGCGACAACGAAACCGAGGGCGCAGAGACGCCCACCGACGGCGAACAGTCCGGCGAGGGCGAGCCCTCGCTGAAGGAGATGGTCTCGTCCGTGAAGTCCACGGTCGAGGACACCCAGGACAGCATCAAGAGCGTCCGAGAGCGAGTCGAGGACCTGGAGAGCGAGGTCTACGACAAGCAGGAGGGCGCAGAGGGCGGCGAGGAGCCGACCGAGACTGCTGACCTGACCGAGGAGGACATGGAGCAGGCCGCTGAGAAGGCGGTCGCAAAGCAGTTCGGCCTCGGTGAGGAGGACCTGCCCGACGACCCCGATGAGCGGGCCGAGGTCATCCGAAAGCACGTTCACGAGAACGGCGACGAGCAGGGGAGCCGTGTGGACCCTGACTCGTGGAACGACGAGGACTTCGAGGGGCTGGTGTAACAATGACGGGAATCGTCAAGAACCACAAGCAGGGAGTAACGAAGGCCGCGGAAGGCCCAATCAACACGCGAGAAGCGCAGGTCGCCCACCAGCGGTCCTTCGGGGACCTCGTGGAGAAGGCCGCCGCCGCTGGCGGTCTGCCAGGCGACCAGGTTCCCTACTGGGACCCGATGGGCTTCCTCTCCAGCCGAGGGGACCCCATCAACCTCAAGGACTCGATGATGGAGAAGTGGGAGGGCGTGTTCAAGGAGTTCAACGAGTTCGCCGCCCAGGGCTACTCCATCCGGGACGCCACCGAGAAGGCTATCACGGCAAAGGCCGTGGACCGGACCTCGTACTCGCTCCCCATCTTCTTCACGCCCGACGTGTTCATCACCGACCAGGAGGACCTTCCTGCGGCGGATATGATGGCACGCACGGCAGTCCAGGAGGACACCGTGAAGGTGGACGAACTGACCGACAGCGGAACCGCGAGTCAGTTCGCAGAGGGAGCCGCGTCGTGGCCGGAGAACGACGACACGTACTCCAACCACACGTACGACGTGGTTTCGTACGGGCGTCAGAACAGCGTCACCGACTTCGTACAACTCGCGGCCAACACGCTCCGGTCCACCCGTGCGCTCACGGAGGACCAGCAGGTACGTGCCATCCGCAAGTACGAGGAGCGGCAGATTTTCACGGGGCAGGGGACTGCCACGAACGTCTCTGCCAACGACGCCAACGGCTTCGAGGGCCTCACGGACATCGCGCCCGCTGGCAACATCATCCAGGAGGCAGGAGCGTCCATCACCCTGTCGAAGGTCCGGGACCAGATTCGTGGCCTGCGACGTGACGGTGCCTCGCGGGACGACATCGTTCACTTCACGGACCACAAGACCTTCCAGGACCTTCAGGAGGACACCCAGGACTTCACGCGGTACGACTCGCCGGGTGAGAACCTGTCCTTCGGCTTCCAGAGCCTCGACATAGACTCCACGCCTGTCGTGGAGACGCACGGGACGCCGAACACCGCGAGCAACCGGATGTTCGTCTCCGTGGATATGTCGGCCAACTACCTGGCGATGCTCCAGGACGTGACGCTCCACCCGCTGGCCCGGTCCAGCCCCGAGGAGACGTTCGCAACCGACGCCTACGGGACCCTGGTGAGCGAGTCCCCGACTCGCATCCAGGTCCTCAACAACCTGGCCTGAACGATGCCGGGGGACCTCACCGCGCTCACGTCTGGACTCGGAAGCCAGCACGTGGACGCACGGGTGTACGCCACGACTGTCACCCTCTCCGCAGGGACAGCCACACTCACGTTCACCGACATCGACGGCATCGAGGACCCGCTGGACAGCGAACCCTACGTGTTCGTCAGCGGGCCGACCGGAGGCGAGACTGTCTCCGCGAAGGGCAGTACGCAGGCGACCATCGGCGGCGACACCACGGACGACGTGGAGTGTCTGGTCGTAGTGCCGGACGAGTAGACCGGCCCGCAGACACCCTTATTTTAGCGGAGTGAGATGGCTCTGGTAGAGTAATGCCATCCGTACTCCAGGACACGGACCTGCGCTACGCCACGGCCTCGGACGTAGAGCGGTACATCCGTAACAAGTCCTTCGACGGCAGTAGCGACCCCACTAAGACGGAGGTGGAGGCGATGCTGTCTGAGGCCAGCGAGCGTATCGACAGGATGACCCGGCGCTCCTGGCGTGAGAGGCTCGTGTCCAGCCGCACGTTCGAGGTAGAGTTTCACCACACCACAGAGAGCGCGTTTCAGCGGCGGCGGCGCAGAGCGGGCAGACACGGCGCTCTCCGCAAAGCCGCAGAGTGGGGAAAGGTCTACTTTCCCCATATGAACGTCCTCCCAATCGACTCTGCGCAGGGCGATTCCATCGAGATAATCCAGCCCAACGACGTGAAGGACATCACGGCAGACGAGGGCAGGGACGCAAAGTGGTATCTGGACGAGCGAAAGGGCGTCCTGGAGGTAGACGCGAGCGAGTTCGTCTGGGGTCCCATCAGGGGGCAGGGGATGGTCCAGGACCCGCGCATCGAGGTTACGTATAGGTACGGACAGACGAGCGACGACACGGATGGCGACAACGTGCCGGACGACCTGCCGCCGAGCATCACCGAAGCCTGCGCGAAGTTCGTAGCCGCTGACCTGATAGACACCGACTCGTACGGGAGCGTCGTAGCCTCTGGACCGGAGAACACACCAGACCAGTCCTCTGCGGCGTCCCGACTGCGCGAGCAGGCGAACGAGACAGTCGCCCGCTACCGACAGCGAGGTGCGCTCTGATGGCGGGGGAGGTAGAGGTTCGCGTAGGCTCGGGCGAGGACGCACGAGAGGCCAGCGAGATAATCGCAGAGGCAGAGGGCGCAGTCCAGATAAACTACTCCACGTCCTACGCTACCTACGTGGAGTTCGACACCGCCTACTCGTCTCCCCCGCCCTTCCAGCCCATCTACGACTGGGTGGACCGGAAGTGGGGCGACCTGGACAGCGGCCTCAAGGAGGAAGGCGGAGACAAAGAGGGCGTGGCCCGCATCATCCAGTTCGCCATCGCAAAGAACGGCATCGACGGCGTACACTTCGGAGCGCGGGCGCTCAACAAGATGGAGTCGAAGGCGAGCGCCGTAGCCTCGCAGGTGGAGGGGAGCGGGATGAGCGGCGCAGAGGTGCGCGAGACAGTCCTGGGGGAGATAGGTAACATCGGCTTCGCAGAGAGCCAGCGCATCATCTCCGACGAGGCCACGGACACGGGCAACCTGCTCCAGTCGGGGAGCATCGAGTGGTTCGACGACCCCGAGGACCTGGAGGGAGGTGAGTAGACGTGCCTATCGCTGGCCTGGAGTGGGACGTAGCCACCCTCACGCGGGACTACATCGACACCAACTGGGGGAGCATCGCGGAGACGACGGGCGCGGCGAAGCCTGCCAACATCGACCTGCGGCAGGACAAGAAGGGGGTGGACTACACGAACGAGTATATCCTCGTCTCCGAGACAAGCACACGGAACGAGGAGTATATCGACGGCCCGCGAGACGTGAAGGACGCGAGTGCCTCGGCGTTCGTAGAGGTAGCCACCCCGCAGGACCGCGCACGGCTCCACGAGATGTGGGACGAACTCGTGGTCCTGGCAGAGGCCGCGAGGAAGCGGAGCGCCACCCCAGGGACGCCCGGCAACTGGGACACCCTCTCGACGGACGGCGTGACCCTGCCGGACGATGCGTTCAACTGGTGGGCGATGGAGATGGAGTGGCGCTACGACGTAGAGGCGAGGACCATCTGAGGTGACAGACCAATGCTAAAGGCAACCCGGACGACGAAGGTGTACCGACTACCGACCGACGAGGAGAACGAGGGCTGGCCGCTTACGGACGGCAGGCGGCGGCTCGCAAAGGCTCTGGAGGTGGACGGAGACGCAGAGCCGGACGTGTTCGACATACGGGAGCGCCTACCCGAGGAGTTCGCACGAGACGAGTCTCCGCAAACAGCCGGGCGGAGAGCGAAGGCCCTGGAGCAGAGGCTCGCAGACACCTACCCAGGGCTGGAGTACGTAGAGGACGCGGAGAGCGGCGGAGAGGACGCCGAGAGTGAGGACGGCGATGGGACTATTACATCGGAGGGAGGTGAGTAGAGTATGGCTGACCCATATAAAGGGGAAGATACACAGTTGGCCGTTGGAGTAGAGACGACCCAGGGGACGAGCGTGGCCCCTACTCGCGTCCTCGGCAAAGTGGCAGAGGAAGCGACCCCGCCGGACCCGGAGCAGGAGTGGATGGTCACTCGGGTCATCGGTGGAGACAGAGAACCGTTCCAGAAGCACCAGGGTCAGAAAACCTACCAGGGGGGCGAGGTGCCCGTCATCCTCTACGATGGCGCTCCGCTCGCCTACCTCCTGGGTAGCGAGTCCTACACCTCCCCGACCCACACCCTGACCGCGAAGCAGGACGGGAAGCCGCCCTCGCAGACGATGGAAGTCGTCTACTACGGCAGGGGCGGCGGCACGGACTTCGTGCGCACCTTCAACGGGTGCGTGCCTGCGTCCGGCGAACTGTCGATGAACAACGACGACGAACTCACCCTGTCGATGTCCTACTGGGCGATGGGCGTCTCCACAGGCAGTTCGCCCACGGCTGGCATCTCGGTGGCCGACAGGAACCCGTGGCTATTCTCGGACGCCGACAGCCAACTCTCGCTGTTCGGCACCTCCTTCGCTCGCTTCCAGGACTTCTCGCTCTCCATCGAGAACAACCTCACCGAGGGTCGGTACATCGCGCCCGACGCAGACCACCCGAGCGGGGACGCCCGCGACCCCTACGAAATCACCTACGGAAACGTGGACTACGAACTGAGCGCCACGCTCACCGTAGAGGACTCGTCCATCTACAACGAACTCATCAACCCCACGTCCGGCGGCTTCCAGGCGCAGATGAGTTTCACTCGACCGAACGGGGACCAGATTCAGGTGACTGCCACCGGGTGTAACTTTACCGAGGCAGGCCATCCCATCCCTGCCGACTCCAGTAAGGTGGAGGTGGAGACGACGATGACGCCGGAAAGTCTTACTATCACGGTCTCGGATAGTAACTCAGCCAGCGGCTACCTGGCCTGAGGCCAACTATGTCCGACGACCAACTTCACGACACTACGAACCCAAACGCTGGAGCAGAGAGCGACCTACCACCTGCCGTCCGGGACAAACTGCCCGAACACCTGCGGGAGCGGGACGACCTCCAGATGGCAGACGACCCGATGAGCGCCACCGTCCAGGGGACAGACACCTACACCGAAGTCCTCGTGGACGAGCAGACGGGGGACGTGTTTCAGGTGACGCTCCAGGACGTAGCCTGGGCGAAGAAAAACGACACCTTCAGCGACTCCCTCACGCAGACGGCAGACGGGCAGGGCAAACTCGACTTCGCGCAGTATTACAGGGAGATGGCGATGGCGAAAATCGTCGAGGTAGAGCCTGAGCCTGACAATCTCCGGGTGTGGCTCCAGGGGCTTAACGCCCGACTCGGTTCGCAACTGGAGAGCCTGCTACCCGAGCCTGTGGACGACCTGGAGGACAGCCGCGAGGAAAACTGAGGGCGGCAGTACGGCGCACGAAGATAGACGACCTCGCCGTACTGCGACACGTCCCGATGGCTGTGGAGATGGTCCTCGTGAAAGAGGGGGGTTACTCCCTGGACGAGATACGGGGCTACGAGGAGACACACACGAGCGTTCACCCTCCTGACCCGTTAGCGGCCGCTCTCAGCGGCCTGTGGTCGCGCAGAGTTCGCGGAGGGGTAGGCGTCCTCGTAGCCTTCGGACTGCTCTACGCGGCGGCTACGGGCGCTCTCGGCGCCGTGGTCCTCTCCCTCCTGGCCTCGTTCCTGCTCTACCTCGCTAAGGAGGTAGACGCCGAGCCGGAGGTCGTGAAAACGACCGTCGAGCGGGATGGGATGGACTCGGAGGAAGTATTATCCCGTCTCGTACAACACGATGAACACGAGCAGATGAAGAAAGAGGAAGCGGAGGACAAAGCACGGAAGGCACGCCGTCAGGCGCAGAGCGGGGGCCAGCAGTAATGCCCTCGGTCGGTGCCATCTTCTGGTCTGCCGAGATTCGGGGAGCGTCTGAGGCGCAGTCGAAGGCCGATAACCTCCAGGGCAGTCTCGACCAGACAGCGGAGAGCGCGAACAAAGCCAACTCGTCGATGAACGAGATGGGCGACTCTGCTGGAAAGACCAGCGGTAGGTTCGGCAGGCTCTCCAACTCCAGCAGTAAACTCGGCGGCGTCCTCGGACTGCTGACCTCTGGTATCTTTTTCCTCGCCACTACCATATCCAGCCTCCTGGGTATCACCCTCTCCTGGAGCGCGGCGTGGGCCGCCATCACAGGCGCGGCCTCTACCCTCCTGGGGATAGTGACAACCGTAGGCAGTTACCTACTCGGTGGGCTGAGTACGGCGATTTCAGGACTCGTGGGCTACCTGTCCTCGTTCGTCTCCTGGCTCGCCGCAGGCTCCGCAGGTGCGCTCGCAGTAGCCGCCGCCATCGGAGCCGTAATCGGCGTCTTTGCGGTGATGATACTGGAGGTCACGGGCGTCCTGGATGCGGTGCGCAACTTCGCGTCGTACCTCGCAGACACCTTCGGCCCCGCAGTCGCAGACGCCATCAACGCCCTCATCGGTATCTTCCTCGGCCCGCTGGCGATTATCGGCGGAGCCATCGTCGGCTTCGTCAAGGGCTTCCTGGAGGGTGGCTTTATGGAGGGCATCCGGCGAGCGAAGGAGACTGCCATCCGGGTGTTCAACATCCTCGCTGGCTCCATCATCCGAACGGTAGACCGCATCATCTCGGGGATAATGGGCACCGGACAGAGGATTATCGACATCATCGCAGGCGGCCTTCGCGCAGGGATAAACGTCGTGACAGGCGCGATTCAGAGCGTCGTGGACGCCATCGCGTCCTTCCTGCCGTTCTCCAACGCCGAGCGTGGCCCCCTGTCGAACATAATGGGGAGCGGCGGGGCGATTATAGACGCCCTGGCCGGTGGCCTCCAGGCAGGTATCGGCGCAGTCACAGGCGCGGCATCGGCAGTCGCAGGGGCCATCGGGGACACCCTCGGCGGCCTCACGGACGTAGCCTCCAGCATCGCAGGCGGCATCACGGACACCATCGGTGGGGCCGTGGACTCGGCTGTCTCCACCGGGCAGCAGGGCCTCAGTCGGGCGCAGGACCTCGCCTCGTCTGCGGCATCGGCGGCCTCTGGAGCCGCAGGAGCGGCCGCAGGCGCGGCAGGGAGCGCGGCAGGGGCAGTCGGGAGCGCAGTAGGCGGCGCGGCAGACGCAGTTGGCTCCGCTGTCCCCGGCCTCGCGTCTGGAGGG